AGACCGCATGAAATGCTGCGAAGATGTTCGCGATTTTCTTAATGGAGGATTACGGCCAAAGTGGTTAGATGATCTTCACCGAATAAGCGAAACACACGCTGAAGACTTAGACGGCACAAAGATCACAGCAACAGGTCCGAGCATCGACAGTAACCCGCCGCGATGCTGTTGGGTTCAGGATGCATCGCAAGACGCAAGTGATGCGAGGGCCAGGCTTATGGACCGACTTTTTTTACAGGAGCCAATATCGTAATGAGAACTATATCGATTTTGTTACTTATCGTGTCGTCACAATTCGCTCTCGGCGATTGCCCAGGCGGCAATTGCCCGACAGCTCCGATGATGCAGGTCAAACCCGCTCCGGTCGTCGTGAACATCAATCAGGCTCACTGGACTTACCCAGGCGACATCACGACGCACCTTCGCACCGCTCACGGACAGAACGTCAGTGGGCTATCGCATGAGCAGCAATTGACGCTCCACGATTCGCTACATAACGGCACAGCAAACGTGTCACGGAAGACGTACTACGTAGCACCACGGAAGGTGCTTTTTTGGAGATGGAGACGATGAGACAGCATGGCAAGCATCACTGAGAAACAAGACGAGTCATACGTGTTCAAGCATCCCGTACTCATGGTCGCACAGGTATACGGGCCATATGCGTTCGGGATGTGTTCGTTGCTGTTGATCTGGTTCACGATCGTTCAGCCGGAACTGATGCGATCCAAGATTGACTACGAAACGCAACTGGAAATCGTCGATCAGTTGCAAGCTCAGAACTTGACGCAAGCGGAAGTCGGCAGATCGCTTGAGCGAACGGCGATCATCATGTCGTCGGTGCTCGATAGGCTTCATTCACTCGATGGAGACACTGGACGTCTTCAGGCAAAATAAGGACGGCTGTTTCACGGATGAGAATTAAAACGATTTGCCTGCTGTTGTGCATGGTTGCATCAACGGGATGTGCTCAAGAGATCATCATCGATATTCCGGCTCAGACGTTCGTTCTGGTCGCTGGCGATCTAGACACGCCATTCAACATCAAGGCATCGGCACGCAAGAAACCTCAGCCGCCTGCACCTACCCCGAAAATCACCGGTTCAATCGCGCAAGGCTCGACGCTCAGCGGGAATATCACCTGGACAGCGACACTTGAAAACCAGACCGGGCCGGTGGTTTTTACAATCGATGGCGGCAACGCCTGGACAGAAGCAACGGCACCTTTCGAGTACGGCGGCAAGTTGCTCGGGCTGAACACATCCACGCTCGCCAATGGCAACCACACGTTCAAAGTCGTTGCCGGTACGACGTCTCATCAGGTCACGGCGAGCATCAATAACGTCGTAGCACCGCCACCACCTCCCCCTCCACCACCAGATCCGATTCCAACCGGTGCAATCAATCTCGGTGCGTACGCCAACGGAACGGACATCATCGACGATACCGTCCAGATCAAGAACGCGGTTGCAGCGGCGAAAGCTCAAGGCAAAGCGTTGTACGTTCCTGCTGGAAAGTTTAGGCATTCAACGAGTATCAACTTTGAGAACGTGCACCTCGTCGGCGATGGTCCCACATCCGAGTTCGTAGCGACGAATCACAAGAACATGGGTTTCTTGTTCATGGGCAATAGTCCACGAGTGGAAGGGATCAAGCATTCTTGCAACGTGGCTGGTTTGGTCTGGTCGGCACCATCCGATCACAACCATTGCGGCATCGTCGTGATGAACGCCACGAACGCCATCGTCAAGAACGTGACCGTCGACGGTACCGGCAAGATTGGCATTCTCAACATCGCCTCGACCGGTTCGAAGATCACTAACTGCTACGTCGCACGTTCACTCAAGGATGGCATCCATAATGAGTACGGATCGACGAACGCCGAGATCGCCTGGAACGAAGTCACCGATACCGGCGACGACATGATAAGTGTTGTTTCATACGACAGAGCAGGGGAGGCAATGCAGAGTGGACATTACATCCATGACAACTACGTTCACGACAACTACTACGCAAGAGGCATTTCTGTCGTGGGTGGTGAAAACGTACGCATCATCAACAATCGGATCACAAATTCTAGAGTGTCCGGACTTTACATTTGGTCAGAGGACAGCCACCAAACAAAGCGAGTCTACAACGTCACCATCGAAGGCAACATCCTGACCGGATGCAACACCGACACCGGAAGCAACTGGTCGGCTATCTCGATCGGCGGTAGGTCAATCTATCTCTGCGATACCGTCACGCTTCGGAACAACCAGATCATCAATCCGCGACGTGACGCGGTGAACGTCAAACCGTACGTCAAGGCTATCAGATTCGAAGGCACGACGATCACCGGCGTTCAATCTGGCTACATGGCTTGGCGTATCGATCCATCGGTTGCCTCACAAGTCACGGTGGTTCCATGATCATCGACAGGTTCTTTTACTTCTTAGCAGCAACCGTTATCGGAGTCGTCGTCTGGTCGAATCCGACCGTCGATGAACGTGTCGACATGGTGGAGCTAAACCACTTCCATGATTCGAACGGCAAGTTCTGTTTCTCGCAGGTCATCTTCTGGCGATGGGATCACGTCGAAGGTAACTACCACGTCGGTGAGTGGCGAATGATCGAAGGCGTGTCGATTAATCCGAGGCCGGATAAGTGCACGGTGAAATGGAAAGAACATTCTGGAATCGAGCGGCTGGTTATCGCCAAGCACTTCCGAGAATCTTGGACGCAGATTGACCCGGAACGGATGGATAAAAACGGACATCCTGAATCTGAACGAATCGGCCTAATCAGCCGCAATCGGAAAACGACCGTTCCTTCTTTATCTCCCGAGATAGAAAGTCCAGATTCTCTATGACTCACAGTGCCGTTGCAATTTACGTCGGAGCAGGTGCCAGCGTTAGTGGTATTACCGTAAAGGACATCGATGGTTCGCCATCGGTATCGGCGACAACGCTCGAAGTCACCAACGGATTCGTCAGCGATCAGACGGGCGGGGTTGCTCGATTGACGCTTGGTTCGATGGCGGCAGAGGCGGCGGCTAGCTACTACACCTCGGCACAGGTCGATAGCGTCATCACGGCTCTCAACCTTGGTTCGATGTCTATACAAGATACCGGCGACTATCTGACGACGTTAGACATTGCCGCTGCGTATCAGCCACTCGACGGAACGCTATCTGCTTTCGCTGCATTGACGATCGCTGCCAACACGCTAACGATCGGAACGGGTGCAGATGCATTCTCGCAAACTGCTTTCGCGGCCAATACATTCCCTGCCAGAGCATCAACTGGAAACCTCGAAGCAAAGACGATTACCGACTTCGGGCTGTCTCTCGTCAACGATGCGACTGCGTCAGATGGGAGAACGACGCTCGGGCTAGGAACAATGGCAACCGCTACGGCGGCGGACTATTCAACGACGGCGGCGATCGCGGCAGCGTATCAACCGCTTGACGGTGATCTTACATCGTGGGCTGGTGTCACACGGGCTTCTGGTTTCGATACGTTCGTTGCCACTCCAACCGGAGCAAACCTCGCAAGCCTTCTCACGACAGCATTGCCGGTAACGAAGGGCGGAACTGCTTTAACATCGGCAACTGCATATGCGGTTCTATGTGGCGGCACAACTTCAACCGGCGCGTTCCAGTCGATCGCGAGCGTCGGCACTTCCGGTCATGTTTTGACTAGCAACGGTGCTGGTGCATTACCGACGTTTCAAGCGGCGGCAGGTGGAACGGCTATCGAGATCGATACCGTTGCTTGGTGTGAAGCGGATGGTAACGACGGCACGGCAGCGGTTGGCGATCCAGCGAAGCCATACCTGACAATGGCAGCGGCTTATACGGCAGGTGCCAGGACGTTCATGCTTGGTTCTGGGACGTTCGCTGGTTTGAGCGTTTCCGGTGCGATCACGATAAAGGTCTTTGGTATCGGAAAAGCAGATAGCATCATCACAAGCATCGTATCGACGAACGGCGGGACGATCACGGTTACCGATCTTGGATTGAATAGCGTCCAAATTGGAACTATCGGAGCGGTAGGTGCTATCGGAGCGGCGGGTGTTGCTGGAACACCCGGAAGCTCAGTTACCATCAGAAATGTGAGCGTCGGTACGATTCTTTCACAGGCCGGATCTGGAGGCGACAACACAGGTGGAGATGGAGGTGCCGGTGGTGATAGCGGTTCACTGAATATCAATGGTGCTTGTGTCGTCACGACGATCACCGCGCAAGCAGGTACGGGTGGAAACTCCGATGGTAGTTTTGCTCCCGGCAATGGTGGTGGCGGTTCAACGATTACGATCGAAGGTAATTCTTTGGTCGGTGACATTACCTGCGTCAGCGGGAACGGTGGTGATTCAACAGACGTTTCCGCACCCGGTGGTAACGGTGGTAACGCCGGTTCTGTCGTCATCGATTTCTCGAAGATCACCGGCACTGTCACGCTAACGGCTGGCCTTGGCGGAGGCGGAGATGGCGATGGGACGGCTGGCACTCCGGGTGCGGTCACGATGATGCTCAGCCGCATCGCCACTCTGGATGTTCAAGCAGCGGACACTGAAGGCACGCTAGTTGGCGAACTATCAAGCGTCGGGACGCTCACGAGTGCTGGAACGGATGTCACAGGCTTCATCCAAGGAACAATCGACGGAGCGGCTGTCTAAATGGCAAGCATCTTGACGAACTTCAAAGAGGATACTGGGCAAACGCTCTATGCGTTTCCCATGATGAATTCCGTAGGAACTGCCGTCAGCCTTGCCGACTGGGCGACCTATCGCAAGGCGTGCACGGAAGCGGCATCGCCGAACGTCGGTCGATACTCAGTAACACTTGACGACGGCTACCAAGACTACTGGGTGTTCTCTGGAGCATCGCAACCAGCCAACTGGAATGCGTCTATTGATGTCGTTTTGCGGATCGTCAACCTCCCTGTCTACAACATCCTGCCGGTCATCGGTACGTCAACAAACAGAGTTGCCGGAACGACTATCACTGTCTTCAAAGACGAACTGCCGGCGGTCACGGTCGCGGTGGAAGACGTTGACTTTACCGGACTGACGCTTGAAGTTTCAATCGACAACATGAGCGGCGATGACATCACGGTGATTGCTAATGCGGACATCACCAAGGGAGATGAGTACATCACGTTTACTGTCCCGACTGCAATTACGGCAACGATCGGTCAGTATCGATGGGCGTGCCGCGATCAGAGCGGAACTGAGAACCTCGTATTAGTTCACGGGATGCTGACCGTCGAATACGCGGCGAACGATGACTAGTAGGCTGTGTAGATGCGGTGCGATCGTTAAGCGACGTTGCGAGAAGTGCAACCCTTATCAACCAAAAAAGGAAGTGAAGTACACGGCGGCTTGGGACAAACTGAGTCGAAGATATCGAGCAAACAACCCACTCTGCGAAGAGTGCGAACGGAACGGATTTGTAACACCGGCAACGGAAGTCCATCACATCGTCAAGGTTACGGAAGCACCTGAACGAATGTTGGACGTTACGAATCTGATGAGCGTGTGCAGAGCATGCCACGAGAAGATTGAAAGGAGTACGTGAAATGGTCAAGGGACGGAAACCACTCGCAACCGCTGTCAAGGAAGCTAGCGGTGCGTTTATTCATGATCCACAACGACGCAACAAGACCGAACCGAAACCAAAGCTCGGTTGGCCTGAGATTCCTACGCCGGTCAAGTCGGACAAGATCGCTACGAAATACTGGAACGAACACTGCAAGTATCTCGATGATCTAGGCGTTCTTGCGGTGAGCGATCAAGCGGTGATCGCCGAACTGTGTTGCGCGTTAAGCCTGCGTGATCATCTCTACAAAGCACTGCAATTGGACGGCACGACGCTGACTAATACGCAAGGCAACGTCTACGGAAACCCGGCGTTCCAACAGCATCACAACGTCTCGCTGAGGATCAAGACGCTCGTGGCGGAGCTTGGTTTGACACCATCGTCGAGGACTCGATTACACACCCCAGAGAAGCAAGAGGAAAGCCCGTTTGAAACGTGGTTAAAGAGTGATAACTAGCGGCATTTACGGAAGATTGCAGGACTACATCGATGGCGTTCTCGGAGGAGAAATCGTCACGAGCGTTCGCGTACGCAATGCGGTTGCCAGACACGTCGCAGATCTTGAACGGCAATCGACTTCAGAGTTTCCGTATCACTTCGATGCACGGTTAGCGTCGAAGGTCTGCAACTTCTTCCCGATGCTGCTGAGGCATTCGATCGGCGAGTTCGCTGGGCATCCATTCGAGCTAGAGCCGTGGCAAGCGTTCGGAGTTTGGTGCTTGTTCGGATGGAAACGCGACAGCGACAACTCGCGTCGGTTCCGTAAGTGTTACTGGAGCATGGGCAGGAAGAACGGCAAGTCTAGTTTTGCCGCTGGCTTGGCTCACTTTATGGCAATGGCTGACGTTGATACTGCGACAGGGAAACCGGAAGCAGTTGGTCAGATTTTACTCGCAGCGACGAAGAAGGACCAAGCGAGAGTTGTGTATAGCGAAGCACACAGGATGCGGCTTCAGTCACCAACTATCAAAGATAAAACCGATGTTCGCTACGAAACCATCACATACAACCACAACGGATCTTATATCCGCATGGTTTCCTCGGACGCATTTGACGGTCTGAATCCTCATTTTGTCGTGACCGACGAAGTCCATGCGTTTCGTGAGTGTCATCGTAATTTTTGGGACACGATGGTTACTGGGTCGGCGTCAAGAACGCAACCGCTACACCTGACAATCACAACGGCTGGAGACGACCAGAGTTACTTGTGGATAGAAGAATACGAGTACGCTTGTCATGTCGTTGACGGCGACTTCCAAGACGAAACGCTTTTCGTTCTATCGTACGAACTCGACGAGAAAGACGATCCGGCTGACGAATCCGCTTGGATCAAAGCTAATCCGAATCTAGGTGTGTCGGTCAAGCTAGACTACCTACGTCAGAGATGGGCAGAAGATAAGCATTCAGCAGTCGGTATCAATCGCTTCACTCGATACCACGGTAATCGAGTTGTCACGTCGACCGAGAAAGCATTCGACTTGGCTGCATGGGATGCGTGTGCCGGTGAATTGAGTGACTGGCGTGAATCTGACGCGAACGGCGGTGGCGTTGACTTGGGATCACGCGACGACCTAGCGGCATACGGACTGTGTGCTCGATTCAAGATCGCTGAGGTCGAGGACAAACCGGTCTATCGATACGAAGTTCGCTCGCGTGCGTTCATCGCCGACGATAGCGTTCGTGACCTGACCAAGATTCCGTTCGCTACCTGGATTCACGGCGGATGGCTCCAGAAGTCACGGTACGCGATTCCTGACCTGCAATCATCGTTGATCGACGATTGCCAAGAACACGAGATCAAGACCCTCGCCTACGACCCGTACAACGGGCAGCAACTCGGCGACGAACTGACGAAAGAGGGACTCACACCCGTTCGGATGGCTCAGAACCAGTCGCAGTTCAACGAGGCGATCAGAGACTTCCAGAACCTCATCACGTCCGGTCGTCTTCGTCACGATGGCAACCCGCTGCTGCGATGGTGCGTCAGTAACGCGATCATCGCGCGTGACCGGCAAGATCGATGGATGTTCGACAAGCGGTCGTCATCCGAAAAGATTGACCCTCTCGTCGCAGTCGTAATGGCGTATCGCATGGCATCGCTTCAACCAACAAGAGCAACCGGGAGTATGTACCTATGAGGCCGATGCGTCGATTCAAGAACGTAATGAACTACATGCCTCAGTGGTTGCAGACCCTAACAACTGCCTGGGACTGGGGCGATGGTCGCGAAGACAAACGCATGTCTACCGACAAGGCGTTGACGTACGCTCCGATCTGGTACGGAGTCAATAAGATCGCCGGTCACATCGCACAACTTCCGATCAACGTTTACCGGCGACTCGACCGCGGAGCCGAGCGAGACAGACGACACTTCGTCCATCATCTGATGCGTCGGCCCAACGTCTACCAGACTTCGATTGTCTTTCGTGAACAGGTCGCAACGCATTCGCTTCTCGACGGCAACGGGCGAGCGGCGATCGTCAAGCAAGATGGCAGGATCACCGAACTAATCCCGCTGCTACCGGAGTGCAGCGTCACGGTGATGATAAACGGGGTGAAGGTTCACGGAAGCAACCCGTCTGCCGATGATCGTCTGCGGTTGTTCTTTAAGCCGATGGCAGGCGACACCCGCGAGAGATCGATGATCCAGTTAGAAGATCGGGAAGTCATTCACATCCCTGGTCTGTCGCTTAACGGGATCACCGGCGTTGCCTTGCGTGACATCGCAGCTCGGAACCTCGGAGCGTCGATCGATGCCGAGAGGCGACTGGCAAGCCAAATGGAGAACGGTTTCTCCGGATCGCTGATGCTCGAAGCACCACCCGGGATGTTCAAGGATCAGAAGCAGGCAGCCGAGTTTCTGGAGGGATTCGAGAAACGCCATCACGACAAGAACAAAGCCGGTAAGCCGGGGCTGCTCCGCGAGGGGATGAAGGCGAACCTGATCCAAATGAACAACCGGGACGCGGAGATGATCGACAACCGGCGTTTCCAGCGGCAAGACGCGGCACTGTACCTCGGACTGGAATCGATCCTCGGAGACGACGCGAGCGTCTCCTACAACTCGCTCGAGCAGAAAAATCTCGGCTACCTCCAGAACTGCCTCAACCGATGGCTGAAGCGTTGGGAGGAAGAACTGGAATACAAGCTACTTCCGCCGCGGCAGTACCAGAACGAAACGCACTACATCAAGTTCAACACGGCGGCACTTCTCAAGTCCGACTTCCAGACGACGGTCGCATCACTTGGTTCATTGGTGACGACGACGATCTTCTCTCGCAACGAAGCACGCGAGAAGCTCGACATGAATCCAGTACCGGGAGGCGACGTCTACGAGAACCCGGCAATCACACCAGGAGTGGCGGAGCCGGAAGAGAAGACGCCACCCAAGGAAGAGAACACGTCGAAGGCGGCGATCGAATCGCACATCAGCCATTTCATCGGCGTCGAAGCCAATCGCGTCAAGGAAGCGGCTGGCAAGGTCAAAGGGTTTGCGAAGTGGCTCGACAACTTCTATGCCAAGAAGTGGGAGTCGAACTTCGCCGACAACCTGGAAGAGATCGGAATCGACCGGGATGAATCACGAATCCACTGCGACGAATCGAAGCGGCAACTGCTAGCGGTCTGCCTCGAATCATCACCGGAAGAGTTAGCGGCGAACGTCGCGAAAACTGTTGAACCCTGGAAGTCAAGATCGAAAGCGATA